CAAAATCATCAATTTGTCCTCACCACGTTGTGGCGCGATGGCCCTGGTTTGTTGTTCAACATGACCAAAGGCCACCACGAGCCCGGTGTTGATTGGCATTTTGTTGATAAGAACGGATCCGATATTGAATTTGCGGATGGTCCTACTTCTATAGTCGCCCATCGTGAGCTAGACCTTAAAGAAGGATGGATAAATCGTGGGAAGCAGAAGAAGCATAGCAAAGGAGAGAAGAAAAATCGCTCGAAACAATATATCGATTATTCTAAGGCTGATCCTGAGTTTCAACGCCAGTTTGATCGCGCAATCGATATAGAAATTCGTCTTCGTGAAGGCGGTGATGATGTCACCGCTGATGAGCGTGATTTTCTTTCTCGAAACCTTGCAGGCCTTTCTGCTCGTGAACTAGATCGTGTTGTTGGGCGGACCATTGCTCGCAGCATGCGTCCTGCTCCTGAAGATGCCCGTTGGGCTCAGTTCTATGATCGTTTGCGTTAGCAAGATTCTGTTACGAGGCCTCACTGGCAAGACCAGTATCATGGCCGAGGTTATGAATTTAACGCATTTTCTGCTGATGTTCGAGTCGACCAGGAAGGGTTACTTCCGCAGGCCTCTTTTTCTTTAGGCCAGTCAGAAGTCCCTACCGTAGTTCCTAAATCCCAACCCCTTCCTCCTCTTCCTGTGGTTAAGCAAGAGCCGACCGTTCTCTTTAAAGCTCCCATTCATGTTAAGGCTGAGAAGCCTTCTGAAAAGAGTGAGCTCAAGGAGAAAGTGGTCCCTGCTACCCGCAAGAAAAGGAAGAATCGACGTCGCAGTCGCAGCCTTTCCCCTAAGCCTGCGGTCAAAACTAACCCGGATTCCCATTCTTCATCCGAGTCTCCAGTGCAGAAATTGAACAAACCTAAGCTCCTTTCTGAAGCACTGCTCAAAGAAAGTCCCATGCCCAGCAGTCCTTTTATCCCCATGGCTCAAGCGCGCGTTCGCGTGTTTCCTTTGTTCATGGGTGATCATTTTATAGGAAATTGTAGTCCTATGGGTAACTACTTTAAGACTTGTGCTCATGTCGTGGAGAATGCTTTGAAGCAGCATGAGAAATGTCCACTCCAAATTCGTTACGATGGCAAGTATTATGCCACCAAATCCCTTGGCCGTGAAGAAGGATTGGATTACATTTGGCTCACCAAACCAGCCATTCCAGGATTGAAGAAGCAAGCAGTTACTGCTGATCCTCAAGATCAGCAGGCAGCTCAATGCACTCTCCTGGCTTGGATGCCTGATGACAAAAATGAGATCCAGCTTTTTATGTCCCAAGGTGAGAAGTTCCCAGCTGATGCCGGCAAGCAAGTTGAGCATTGGATGGGAAGTGACCATGGAATGAGTGGCGGTGTTATTTTGAACCGCAAGTGGCAAGATGTTTGCCAGCATGAGGGAGGTTCTACCGTCGGAAAGTGTAATGTTGCACATCATTACACGCCTCAAATGCTCAGGAGATCATTTCTTGGGCCAGAGGGGTTGTTTGTGGCCAGAGCTGGTCTCCCCCCCTCTGCCGACGTGGGAAAATCCTAGCGGGCTTGCTGGACGTGAGTCCAGCTATGGGATTGACTTATGAATGTCTTAGGGACTTCATTAAGCCAATCCCTGTTCGGGAAAGCCCGTTTCTGTCTATGTGTGAGGAAAAACCCGAAATAATCCTCAAAACTACAAAGATTACCTTGTCAAAGCAGGATACCTTTGTTTGTCCTATGTTTTCTTCGTTTCTACGTAGTAGTGATGTGAAAATTCCTGAAGTTGAACAACTTTGGGGCCATAGTTCCCAATCTAATCTCGCCTGGCGCAAAGCTATTGCAAAGTACCATCGTACTATTTCTTACTCAATTAATGAGGAAGCTTTTGCCTTGGCTGAAACTTGGATTTATGAGCTAGTTCGCCCCTTGGTTGGTTCAACCCGCCCTTTCTCCTTTCCCGAAGTTCTTCGCGAGAGTACTCTTGGTGCCAGTCCTGGCCCTGAGTGTCGTCATTTGGTTGCCACTAAAGCTGAATTTATTGACCACCCGTATTGTAAGTCGAGGCTCGCTGATTATTTAGCTAGCTCCTTCCAACCTGGTGGTCTATTTTCGCTTTGGGGTGCCCAACTCAAGAATGAGCTACGGCTTATGGAAAAAGTTGACGAGGACAAAACTCGTCTTTTTATTATGGCTCCTACTGAACATTTTATTGCTAGCCAGACCTTGTCGTTGGATTTCAACCTCCACCTTATTAAGAAAGCGCAGACACTCTCGTCTCCCGTTCTCATCGGTATGCCTACCACTGGCACTTTCTTTAATCAGTTGGCTCTTGAGTTGGAACCCTACGATTTTAAGGTGGCTGCAGATGTTGCTGGTTATGACACCTCTGTTTCAGAAGAACTTTTGCAGATGTGTGCCCGGCTCCGCTATCGTTGTATGCATTCCTCATACCATAGCTTCGAGCTGTTGACACAGTTTGCAAATGTTTACAGAGAGGTCATCCATACTCCTGTTGTCTTGCCTGATGGTACTGTGGTAATTTTTCCACATCATCCCTCAGGCACTGGTAATACAGGTATGGATAACTCGCTTATTCTGTTGTTTCTTATTATGTACATTTGGCTCATAAATGGCGGTTCTACGGATTTTTCTCTTTTCCGACGAGTTGTTCAAGCTCGTGTTTTTGGTGATGATTCCCTCATTGCTAGTCTCAATAAGTATCTGGACCAGCTCGGTCCTGAGGCTTTGAGCACCGGCTTTGCGAGTATGGGTTTTGCTGTTGAGTTTTCTCCAGCCCTAGAATTCCTAGGTCACTTTATTGTGTGGGATGACGGTATGAGTAGCTATATTCCTGTCTTCCCTTACCATAAAGTTCTCGCAAGCCTGTGTTATCAAGGCTCACACGACATCCAATCGCTTATCACGAAGCCCTTC